GACCTGTGCTGCTCCTTCTGGTGCTGACTGGGTTAACAGCAACAGCTACTACTTTGATGCTGCTTCTGGTGGTGGTACTCCACTGACAACCTTTGCTGCTTCAACTGTTGCTGCTGGTGACGTCTTTACTGACGCTGGTTTTCGTCAAGCTATCCAGTTGTTGGACGATGCTGACGTACCAATGGACGGACGTTGCATTATCGTTCCTCCAGTAGTACGTAACACCATCATGGGTACAGAGCGATTCTCGTCTTCTGACTTCGTATCAGGACAGACTGTTAACACTGGCCTCATTGGTAACTTGTATGGCGTAGACGTTTACGTTTCATCCAACTGCCCAACACTTGAGTCCAATGTACGTGGTTGTATCCTCATGCAGAAGGACGCTATTGTTCACGCAGAGCAGATGTCTGTACGTTCACAGACTCAGTACAAGCAAGAGTACCTCTCAACGCTCTACACTGCTGATTGTCTGTATGGTGTTCAGGTATACCGTCCTGAAGCCGGTCTGGTACTTGCTGTCTACGACGCGTAAGTCCACTAGGGGGTCAGCAATGGCCCCTTTCTCTATTCCCTCCTTTTTTTCTGCAATAGGAAACTCAGATGTCCAATTATACTAAGACTACAGATTTTGCAGCAAAGGACTCGTTACCTACAGGCGACGCAGGAAAAATTATTCGTGGCGCTGAATTTGGTACAGAGTTTGACAACATTGCAACTGCTATTGCAACTAAAGCTGACACTGCTGGCCCTACACTTACCGGTACAACTACATTCGATACTCTTTCTGACGGAACCATTGGAGTTACTGCGTTTGTTGATGAAGACGATATGTCGTCCGACAGCGCAACCATGCTTCCTACACAGCAGTCCGTAAAAGCGTACGTTGACTCTCAAACTACAGCACAAGACCTTGACTTTGAAGCCGACACCGGCGGTCCTCTAAGTATTGACTTAGATTCTGAGACCCTAACACTTACTGGTGGTACAGGTGTTGACACGTCTGGTGCAGGTAACGCAGTAACTTTTGCTATCGACAGTACAGTAGCTACTCTTACCGGTACTCAGACACTAACTAATAAAACCCTTACGTCTGCTGACATTGATACGCCAGACATTGACGGTGGTACTATTGACGGTACGGTTATTGGTGGTACTACTGCTGCCGCTGTCTCTGCTACTACTGTTTCTGCCACAGGTAACATTACTGTAGACGGTACTGTAGACGGTCGAGACGTAGCCGCAGACGGTACAAAGCTAGACACAGTTGAAACCAATGCAGACGTAACTGACACTACTAACGTCACAGCCGCTGGTGCCTTGATGGACTCAGAGGTTACTAACTTAGCACAAGTTAAAGCTTTTGACTCTGCTGACTACGCTACTGCTGCACAAGGTACGACAGCAGACGCAGCACTGCCTAAGACTGGCGGAGCTATGACTGGTGCCATTACTACTAACAGCACCTTTGATGGACGTGACGTAGCGACTGACGGTACTAAGCTGGACGGTATTGAAGCCTTAGCAGATGTTACAGACACAACCAATGTCACTGCTGCTGGCGCATTGATGGACTCTGAGCTAACAGACCTTACTGCTGTTAAGTCTTTGGATCAAGGCGTTGCTACTACTGACAGTCCAACCTTTGCAGGTCTTACGACTACGGCTGACGTGTCCTTCGGTGACAACGACAAGGCTATCTTTGGTGCTGGCTCTGACCTACAGATCTATCATGATGGGTCTAATAGTTATGTCAAAGACGCTGGAACCGGACAGCTTATCTTGCAAGGTTCTACTAAAGTTATTTTAAAAGGTGTTAATGGCGATAACTTCTTGCAGGGCAATGAAGATGGCGCAGTAAATCTTTATCACAACGACTCACAAAAACTAGCCACCAGCTCCACAGGCATAGATGTCACAGGTGTTATCACCACAGACGGTATGACTACCTCTGCTGACATTAACTTTGGTGACAATAATAAAGCAGTCTTCGGTGCGGGTAATGACCTACAGATTTATCACACAGGCACACAAAACTATATAGAAGATGCAGGGACGGGCAACTTAAATTTCAAGTCTAATGGTAACTTCTATAATTTTCTTGATGGCTCTAACGCCACTGTATTTCAGATTGACTTAGATGATGCAACTCGTCTATATCACAATACAACTCAAAAACTAGCCACCACCTCCACAGGCATCGACGTAACGGGCACTATTGTTGGCGACGGTTTAGAGGTAGACACTAGCAACGCAGGTAACGGTTTAAACTATAGCTTTGACTTAAAAAACTCTGCTAGTGGTAGTGCAACAAGCTACGCAATGCCAGCAATTAGTTGGGCCAATGGTGGTTTACGTTGGGCTTCTGTGCATGGAGAAAGAAACCCTGCTGGAGGCTATGGCGGTTCATTTGTTGTAAATACCATGAATTCTTCTGGTTCTGCTGTTAAACGCTTAGACATTGACTCAGGCGGCGACATTAGCTTCTACGAAGACACTGGCACAACTGCGAAGTTTTACTGGGATGCGTCTGCGGAGTCTTTGGGTATTGGTACTAGCAGTCCGTCTTCAGCATTGCATGTTGATTCATCAAATGACGGTCCTATTTTTGACAGCGGAGGCACGGGAAATACTAATCACGCATTACTAGTAAGAGACAGTGCTAACAGCCAATTGTTGCGTGTGAATAACAACGGCAACGTCGGTATTGGTACTAGTTCGCCTAGTAGAAAATTGGATGTTCGCTCAGGCGCATTCAACTCTGCTATTGCTCAATTTACAGGCGCAAACGATGGGCGTGGGTTATTAATTAGCACATTCTCAAGAGCATCAAATGATGACAGCGTAGACTACGACACACCATTCGGCGGACATCATACCTTTAGTGCTTCTGGTGCTGAAAAAGTAAGGATTACTAATACAGGCAACGTCGGTATTGGTAGTAGCAGTCCAAGCACAACCCTTGAAGTCACAGGAACAGGAGATGCTGAAACAGGAATAACGGCAACGCACTCACGCTCAGGTGTTGGATATACTTTATTATTAAACAACACTAACAATGGAGCCAACAAAGGCTCAGGAATTAAGTGGCAAAGCGGAAGCTTTGATACAGGAGCAATAATCACTCGCTCTGATGCTACAGCCGCTTCAGGTGATGCTCCTGCTTACATGACGTTTCATACATCATCGGACGGCTCTGAAGACTTAGCAGAACGCATGCGCATAGATGCAAGCGGCAGAGCAATTGTGGGGAAAACTGTTGCAGATAACGGCACTGTTGGAATTACTTTATTTCCAGAAGGTGTTGGCTCTTTTGTAGCAGACGGTTCCAGAGCCGCAACATTTGTTAGAAAGACGGATGATGGCGACTTAATTCAATTCCGCAAAGACACCACAACAGTCGGTAGTATTGGCGCTAAAGGTGGTACAGCGTATCTTATTGGTTCTAGCAAAGGTCTACGAGTAAGTGGTTCTGGAGTAATTCCAATAACTACTGGAGGAGTCAACTCAGACGCTACATACGATATAGGCGACCAAGCTGTCCGCTTCAAAGACCTTTACCTATCTTCGGGCGTAAATGTGTCGGGAGACAGTGCTTCTCTGCTTACACAACTTTCACTCGCAAACGCTAGCACAGACTTGGCTAGTGGTAGCTCCATTGATTTTCAGACAGGCTCAGGCTCAACCACCACTTCTCGCATTACAAGTGCTTATTCATTAGCTAACAAAACGGAATTAATTTTTAGCACTTACAATAGTGGTTTGACGGAATCTATGCGGATTTCTGATGGCAACTTGTTGGTTGGTACTACTTCTTCTTTAGCGCCGTTTACTTTAAATAAAAGCAATGCAGATTGGCTTGCACATATTACAAATACAAATGCTAACCCAAGAGGCTTAGGAATTTTTCACAGCACAGATTCAAACAGCACGTCAAATTGGTTTTTGTATTGTGAAGGTGGCGGCTCAACAAAAAGATTCGCTGTGCGTTCTAATGGTGGAATAGCTAACTATCAAGCAAATGACGTTAATTTATCTGACGAAAGAGTAAAAACAGATATTACTCCTCTTGGCTCAATGTGGGAAAAATTTAAGGCAATTGAAATTGTTAGCTTTAAATACAAAGACCAGACTCATAACGACAGTAACATTGGAGTTATTGCTCAACAGGTTGAAAAAGTAGCATCTGAATTTGTAGACGTTAGTGGTTTTGACGAAGCGCCAGAAAACGAAGAGCCTTTAAAGGCTATTTACACTGCTGATTTATATCACGCAACCATTAAAGCTTTGCAAGAAGCAATGAACCGAATTGAAATACTTGAAGCCGAAGTAACGGCATTAAAAGGAGACTAACTAATG